TTTCGAGCGGACCTTTGGTGTAACTGTATGCCTGAATAAGGCACGCATATAAAAGCGCTTCGGGGGCGTCAGTGCTTACCCACGTTGTCGTATTTGTGGACGACAACTGTTGCGGCTTATATATGTAACCTAACTGAACTTCGTAGTTAGCGTCTGGTGTAGGGGCGATATAAAAAGTATTTTGGTTCCATACGGAGTAATACTTGGGAGTTCCTGTCACTGTAGAATCAGGCCAGTACTCCTTCATGAAAGAAGTGTCCCTGAAATCTAAAAAAGTCTGCTCGCCATTTAACGTCACCATAATGTATCGATGCGTCAAAATATCGCTAGGCGCCACTAGGAAACGATTGCCTGCGGTCATGTTGGCAGTGGCTTCTAGCTTAAATACGTCAAGGTCTATGTCCCTGAGAATTCTGTTCTCGGCCATTGTGATGAACGTATCTATAACCGAATTTGGGAAGACGTTAGAGTCCACCTCGGTGTAATTACGAATGTTTGTTACTAGCTCATCATAGGTCATGTAATTACCACCGTAACCGCCCCAAGTGTGCCTACGCCTTCAACTGCAATTGCAGGAGGGGCAGGCTGCATTGAACCCGGCACTGTCTCAAAAGGCGTATCGCCACCCGTGTTATTTACAAACACGCTCAGCGGCTCAGTTCTGTCAGGACGAGGGTCTTGTAGAGCTATTGCATCACCCCTGTACTTTAAAGGGGTTAATTGCGGCTCCTTTGGCTCATAGTCCTCAGGGCAAACCATAAACCCCTTCCAGTTCTTTACCAGTGTCTGGTAAGGGTAGCGTTGCCCACAATAGTCACAAAGGGCGTAAGAAAACTTACCCGTTGCCTGAGCCATTTTAAAATCCTACGTCGGGAAGAAAGTACGTGCTTGCCGTGTCTCTATCTTCCTGTGCCGCTCGGTCAAAATCTTGCTCATACATCTGCTGCAACGCGCCCGTGCGGTCTGGGGCATATTTCAAAGACAGCATATAAGCCAGTCCTGAGGCCAGACATGGAAGGAATCTGAAATTAACGTCCGTATTATTGGTGTAATCTCCGGCGTCTTCCATGCGGCGTATGCGGTAGTAAACTAACGTATACGCCTTGTCTGCTGCAGGGTACAAATAAGCCTTAGGTGTATTTGTACGCTCGATGTATATCTGCGACGGTCTTGCCTGCGTAAGCTTGTCGGGGACGTTAAGGTACTCCTCCCGTCCAATACGCTCGATGTTTATATCCTGCTGCTGCCCGTTAGTTGTCTGACGGATAACTGCTGTCAAAACATTGACTGTATCTGTTGGCAGGGATATCTCAGCGTCGCCTTGGACCAAAGCATAAGTAGCTTGCTCTATGGTCCACAGGTTTAAGCCTCGATTTGCCCAATCCAAAAACAACAGATTTAACGAACGACGAGCCGAGTTAAGCTGATAGCCTGCAGTCATCTGCATGCCACAACGCTCGAACGCCTCTTCTACGAGGTCGTCAATCGATAAATTAAAGTCTGTTGTTCCTGAAGTAGCCATTACTTATACATCATCCCGCCGCCCATTTTCTTTTTGACACCACGGCCCATAAGAACGTCAGCTTGAGTCACTTTGCCGTCTTTGTTCATGTCAGGGAAGCTTTTCTTACTGTTTGCCATGCCTCCTTTGTTCATCATGACGGGGTCACCCACCTTACGGCTAGGCTTAGATTCAACTTTATTTCTAGGACCTGTTCCTACGCATCCTCCGCCTCTGGTAGCGGCACCCATTCCACGTCCGGCCATGTTACTTACCTCGTCTGGTTGTATTACGGCCCTTATGAGCCGAATTCTTCATAATCGTGCCATCAGGCATGCGGTGTGAGCCCTTCTTGACTATTCCCCCATCCTTCTTGGCTACGGGCTTGGCAGTTTTAGCGGCTTGCTTAAAAGCGCCTGCAGTAGGTGCCCCTTTGGCTCCTACCTTCCGCATCTTCTCGCCTGAGCCCGCTGCAATACGCGCTTTTTTAGCCGCGATATTGGCATAAAGACCTTTTTTAGCTACCATTTTTTACAGCTCCAGTATCGTGCGCTGAACTTGTCTTTTGCAGTGTCACAATTGTGACGGGCCCTAAAGTTAGCTCGGCGCTCAGGTATAGCTTTTTTGATAGTCATGTTCGGATCACCAAAGCGCACTAGCTTTACGTCGTCACCCTTCTTGGCTAAAACAGCAAACTTCTTGCTGCCTCCTGAGGTTCTTTTAGGCTTGTTGTAGCCTGAAAAAGTCTCGCCTCGATAAGCTACACGCCCAGAAGGCGTGCGTTTAACCGCCTTCGTGGAAGCCATTAGGCCGCCGCTCCGCCTGCATATATCAAGGTCACACTGGTTATCTCAGTGTCGGCTGCGTCAATAAATGCACCTGCATTAAACAAAGCTCCGCCGTCTGGGATATCTATCTCATACTGTCCGGCTGCTGCAGGGGTATGAATAGTAATCAAAGAGGTGGCCGTGTCCGCAGCACCGTTTCTAATTTCAAAAGAAGAAGCAGTGGCTGTACAAGTGTAATAGATGCCATACAGGCGTGTTCGGCCCGATATTGCCGCTGTGCTGATAGCTGCTGCACCCACAGGTACTTTGGTTACTAGCTCAATGTTACTTGCGCTCATAAGTTACTCCTATTAAGTGAGAAACCTACGCTGAGACAGCCAGAGTTCCACCGTTATTCCAGATAGCGCCAGTAACACCGGGGTCACTAGTAGGGATAATGATGACGTTAGCAGTGCCGGATAGGGTAGCGTTGCTAGAAGCGGTGATAGTGGTCGCAACGACTGCGCCGGTTACATCGCCAGTTACATCGCCAGTTACATCGCCGACAAAACCATTGGTCGAGGTGACCGGGCCTGAAAAAGTTGTTGAACTCATTGGGAAATCCTCACATGCGAGTTATGGGGCTTATCTGTCTGCATGTCGTCAGTCCGGAAACTGTCAGATAGGCCGGTTTGGTTCCGGATTTATAACAGTATATACCAGTTATTTCCTTGTTGCACAAATAAAAAAGGCCCATCTGTAAGGATGGGCCAAGTCTCTTCAAGGGAGATAAACACACTAAAAAAACAAAAATCAAAGCATTAATTTGATTACTGCGAAATTGCAGCACCCCCAACATATCACTTAATGCGGGCCTCGTAAATGTTCTTTACCCCGATATGTACATATTTCAAGAAAATCTTAACCTATTAAATTGTCATGTACGTTTTTTACCCACTACATGAACATGTCTTGGCCGAGGGTGTGCTTCATGGTATTTACCCTAGCAGCAACTAGCTGTACGTTTTCCCGTACGTAAGGACCTTGGGGATTTATCCGGTCTATCGATGCGTTAAGTTCTTTTGGCTTTTTATCACCGTAGGTGCCATCTCTTTGATGGGTCATGAGGACGCCAGAAAGAGCGCACTTACCCTCCTGCACCTCCCAAATCTCGATAACTTCCTCTGTGGTTAGATCGTATTGGATGCCTTGTTTGAGACGCTGAGATTTTAACTGCGTGTTTAAGACCCGGATGTAGGCTTCAGGAGTAGCCGAGGTTTTTTTCGATCTTTGGAGGGTCACACAATGCCGACAGACGCCCCGTATCTGCCCTTCTTTAAAGGTCTCAAATTGGGACAGCGGCTTTACTTTGTTGCACGAAGTGCATAATCGGGAACCTTGTGAAACAGGCTTTACTTTAGTTTGTCTAGGCATAACTGTTACTTCTCAAACGAAAAAAGGCCCCGAAGGGCCTTTCCTGACTTTCGTCTTCTGGCTTACGGAGTACCCGGTGAGCCAAAGATACCACGTGGATCGCTGAAGCCAAAGCTGTAGCGCTCACGTGCCTTGTAGCGAACATTGCCGGTGTCGAAGTCGCCTTCAAAGCCGGTCTTGATCCCTACACGGTTAAACATCTTCATGCCGTTAGGCGCGTCAGTCATGATAAAGAACGCATCAGGGTCTGTGAGGTAATGGTTTACCTTGTAGCCCTGTGGAACCATACCCATGTTACGCACGGCGTTGATGTCGTTATCAGCAGTGCCAACACGAAGAGTAGACTTCATGATGCGGTCTGCCGTGAACTGAAGCTCCTTAGGGATGATCAGCTTAGTACCTTGAACAGCAATCTTCAGGCCGCGCTCGTCAGTGAACGCTGCGATGTCGATAAGAGCTTGCTCAAGAGAAGCCTCACTAAGGTCTGCCGCAACAGCCAGCTCGTTTGCCAGATTAGGCCCACCTAGTGTGGGGTGATCTGTCGCACAGAGAGGCTTGCCGTCACCGCCAATAGAGGTAGTGAAA